CACCTGCGATTGGGTCTCTAGCCATACCCTCTGCTTGATTTTTACTACGGGACTTAGGGCGTTCTTTAAATTTTTCTTTAGCAGTATTAATACGTTTCTTTTGTGCTGCAGTGGCACCTTTATCTAAATTACCATACATAGCACGTGCAGTCGTAATACCGTTTTCTGCAATTTCTCCTAAAAATTTAGCGAATGACATCTGTTGATTCTCCTATTACCATTTCACTTTATGCGACCAGTACTTCGCTGACAGCTTCGTGGTCGGCTTGCCCTGTGCATTGTGACGTGCATAGTAGGACTTCTTACGTGCTTTATCCTTCGCTGACGTAGGATTCTTGCCAGCACCTTTAACGCCCTGCTGCCCAAAGCGTATAAACTTATACTTACCACCTTCAGACGCCATCACTGCGTGTGACTTTTTAGGATGGTTAGGAGTACGCTTTGGCTTATTGACGCCAGACAGCCCTTCCTCTTTCATCTTGTTTTTTACTCTTTCAGGTATAGCCATTATGTTGGAGTTCCCGGTGATGTACATTTCCAGCTTACAGGTACGTGTAGCGGAATGTTCTCAATAATATCTGCACTCATTTCTACGGTACGCTCATAGCACTCGTCATGCGTCTTGTACGGGCCACGAGTGTCTTGTGCAGGAAAACATGCACCTGTCTGGTACATAACGCAAACCATTATCCATGCTTCAAACATTATTCATTCCCTTCTGTCCATCCCTCTGCCCTCATAGCGTCTTCAACATGCTTCAGAGTAAAGGAACGACCATAGTGTGCCTCTACCGCCTGACGCACGTAGAAAACATCACTGTGGGGTATGTGGAGTTTGTCTAATGAGTTAGTACGGATAGCATCGTAAAATGCATCAAGTACATTATCTGTGTATAGTTTTACTGATTTCTTAGCCATTGTCAAGTACTTTCTTTTGTACAAGTAAGACTATTGTGGCATGTCACTTAGGTGATACAGTTAAACTGCATTAGCAAAGAAAATTTAGTGAAGGCTAACAATGCTACATTTAAGTGACTTAGTTATAGTGTATTTTAATTAGAAGTAAATATCACTTAACTAAGTCACTTTAAGTGAGTCTTAGTTATAGGGCTAATTATACCAGATTTCGGGGGGCTTGTCAAGTGCAGAAAATAAACTGGTACCACTCTTTTTGAAAACATGGTACCAGATACAATAGAGTTGCCTATTTTTTAGGCAGTTGCACAATACTTGTTCATATATACATTGACAGTTGCCCCTGTGGTTAACAGTGAATTTACCTAATCTGTGTATTTATACAAGTATATATACGCTATACCCCCGCATGGCCCCTGCCCGCCCCGCCTCACCGTAGGCGCATGTGCCGCATTATGCGTTGTGTGATGCGCGGTGAGGGCCAGATGTGGTGAGGCAAGGCACTGCCTACATCAAGATGTAGTGTATATGGTGCTGCTCATCAGTTGAAGACAACTGTTATGGTATCAGTTGCCATACGAAGTATGATTGTAAATGGCAGACTTCACAGATTTACAACAAGTTGTAATGCTCATGCTTCTACTATTCAGCTATGCTGTCCCTAGTCCGCTGTCGGACCTACTGACAACAGTTTACTGTTGCATATATGTCACACCATACCGTCAATCCTCGCTACCCGTCACAAGTTTCACGCACCAATTTCAAAATATATATGAAATATATTTTTGCAATCACGCAGGAAACGGCAAGCGCAGGGGATGGCGCGAGGCCAACTCCAAACCTTTACTATCTTCTTACGGTTAGTCGGGATAACCCCTTGAACGTAAGTGAAAGGGGATTATCCCTTACTAACCTAAAGATAGAAAAGAGAAACAAATGCAAACTTCAACTTCCAAAAAGTCTTTCGCCATTCAGCTTGTTGAGGCTAACAATACTCTTGAAGCCAAAGGCTTGGTTCTGTCCCGTTGGGACAAGTCACTTGTCAAAGCTGACAAGTCAAAGTTCAAGTCTCTGACCGTCAAAGACGGTTTCTGGTTCTCTCTTGGAGAAATCCTTGACAAGATTCTGCAAGAATCTGGTGGTCAGCGTATGGACTCAGCGAAGCTGAAAGATGCCAACCTTCACTCCGTTGCAAAGCAACGCCGTCAAGAGGCTGTGAAGTTCTTTCAGAACTTTGACTTCATTGAGAGCAACGAGTTGCTTGGCAAGTTTGGTTCCATGAAGTCTCTGCTTGCAGAGGTAGCGAAGCTACAGAAACCGAAGGTTGAAACCACCGAAGGTGAAGACAAGTCCGACAGCGGACCAAGCACCGAAGGTGAAACACAGTCAGAGACTGTAGTTCAGTCTGCAAAGACTGCTGATGACTTGGCTCTTGAGGTTCTACTGCAAGTAGAAATGAACGGCATCAGCATAGCTGACTTCAAGATTGCAATGGCAAATGCCATTGGCATGATTGAGGAAAACAACGAAGTTGTACCATTCGATATGGCAGTGTAAACTGCCTTATCTTTCCTTAGTCCGACAGCGGACCAACCTTAATACGGAGTATTAAAATGCACAAGACAATCGACATTCTCATCTGCCTTTTCATCATCAGCACCAGCTTGCTGGTTGGTGTGCTTAACATCATGGATGGTGGGGTAGGCATCATCACGATAGGCTGTGTAGCCTGTGTGATTGGCGGCAGTTTCATTCTTGGTGAACTATTGTTCAAAGGAGCAAAGTAACATGGCAAAACGTGGTGCAATCATTGACATGGGCCGACACAAAGCTGTCGGTTCAAGCTGGCGTAGCATGGACAGCATGGCGTATAGCCGTAGCTATGAGCCTGAGACACGGCCTGAGTTCCGGTGCTATGTGTCGGGTCAAGCTGACGCTATGCAGCAAGCCTATGAGGCTACACAGAAGAAAGAGGCAATGCTGAAAGCATTATTGGAATTGAAACAAAGGATGCTTGACAAAAATCTTGTCTAGTGTGTATAACGTAATACACTTAGAAACTTTAGTGATAAGTGTATTACTTATATCCACTACTAGCTTAGTCCGACAGCGGACCAACAAAATGGAGTTTAACATGACTGTACCACATAACATCATAACGCTACAGCTTCCCGATGGCAGGGAAGTGAGCATCATCCAGAATGGCAATGGGCGTGAAGGTAGTGCTTATGGCCACGCTGACCAGCATATGTGTGAGGTGCTTGCAGAAGGTGAGCCTGACGTGAAGGGTTTTCTTGAACTGTCGGAACTGGTCGAATACCTGCGCTATCTGGACACTACGCAGACGCTGAGTGGCCTGATTGATGCAAGCAAATATGAAATAGAGGATTATTAATATGACTTATCAAGTTCACTTGACGCCTAAATCCAAGAACGAAAAGACAGGACCGATTCCTGTGTCCACTACAGAGGCACAGACTTGCCCTGATGCTTGTCCGTTCAACAATGCCAATGAGGGTGGATGCTACGCAGAAAGCGGTCCACTCAAAATGCATTGGATGAAGGTATCCGACAAGGCCCGTGGTGACACATGGTCCGTCTTCACTGGCAAGATTGCCAACTTGAAAGCAGACACATTGTGGCGGCACAATCAGGCAGGTGACTTGCCCGGACGCAATGACCAGCTTGACGCTACAGCTTGCATGGAATTGACACAGGCCAATGAGGGCAAGCGTGGCTTCACTTACACTCACTATCCTGTGATTGAGAGTGAGCGTAACCGCATGATTGTGACACAGATGAACCGTTCCGGTTTCACTGTCAATCTGTCTGCCAACAATCTGCGCCATGCTGACCAGCTTGCTGACTTGGATGCTGGCCCTGTAGCTACGGTATTGCCTATTGACCAGACAACAAACACTACCACGCCACAAGGTCGCAAGGTAGTTGTATGTCCTGCTACAATCCGTGATGATGTATCATGTGCCACTTGCCAGCTTTGCCAGAGGCAGCGTGACTTCATCATTGGCTTTCCGGCACATGGCACTAGCAAGAAAAAAGCTGATGCCATTGCACTTGACAGCTAACAAACTCTTATGTATACCTTATGTAATATATACTGATACTTTAGTGAAGTATATATTACTTAGGTATACTAGACTGGTCCGATGTCGGACTAAGGAGATTTGACAATGCGTACTAAGACAATCAACCCTGTAGCCAAGGCACTCCTACAGAGTAATCGCAGACGTTCACAAGTAGTGCCTGACAAAACGAAGTACAATCGAAAGAAAGATAAGCACAATGCAAATCAAGATAGAAAACATGAAGAACCAAAAGACAACTAAGCCAGAGGGCAAGCGTGACCATTGGCGCAGTTACAACAAGCGCAAGCAGAATGTAAGACGCACTGCAAGGCGTAACGTACAGCAAATACAGGAGCGTAACTATGGATAAGGTACGTGTATACTGGAATCTGCACAAGAAATGCTGGTCCGTACAGGACCGCAAGACAGGCAGAGTAATCAGGCATGAGACAACCTGCGTCTTATCGGATGCTAAGTTCGTTGTCCGTAAGGCAGGACAGGCCAAGGTACGGCGCGAGGGCAAGAAGAATGTCCACGCCTTTGCTGTAGGCAATGTGTCTAAGTTTACACCTGACACTGCACGGTCATTCATGCAGGATACTTGCAAGGCTGTCACCTATAACCCCTATGTCAATGATACCTTTGTGTACAAGGACACAGGACACCCTGTTACTGATGCTGACACTATTGTTGTCGGCAAGTATGAAGGTAGGCCATCTGTATGGGCCTATCAAACCCCTACTACAACCAACTAAAAGGAGATTTTACCATGACAACATTCAACATTGAGAACACCATCCCATCAGGCACATACTTCAAGCGTTCAACAGGCAAGACAGGACAGGTGATTGCATCACCAGAGTTCGAGGCCAAGCTGCAGAAAGTCGAGGCACTCTACCTTGAGTATCACGGTGTACCTATGGGCCGCATGAAGTTCTATGACATGGTGCTTGAGCCTACACGTGATACAAAGGACGAGGTAGGCGGCTACATCCAGTACACGGCAGAGGCTGTTGCTGGTATCATTCTGGACAAGGTACACAAGGAACTTGGCAAGGCTGTACGCCGCAAGAACCGCAAGCCTATCACAGTAGAGGTTGGTAGCCTGACTATCAACAACCTGCGTGACCTTGCCCGTGGCAAGCGTGGACGCAAGGCAAAGGTAGCCGCCTAATGTATTGGGAGGTTGGTATCAAAATCGACAGCGAGGCTGGGCAGGTAACTGTCCATCCCGCTGCCCTTGAGCAATCCCAATGGGGCAATGCAATGGAACACGCTATGGACATGGCACAAACACTATACCCAAACAAGCGTATTGAGTTTCTGTACATCAAAGAGTATGAGACAAGCGAGGAAGGACACTGCTGATGAACAGGTTTATTATTGAACATGACCCTGACGATATCGCCAAGTCACTGTGTGACCAGCACATTGTCAAGATGCCATTGGAAGAAGCGCAGATGCTATGCACTAGCCTGTGGCATCATGCACCTGAGTATGCGGAAGAGCATGGGCTGTACAAGCCTGTGCATCAGAAGCATCCCTGTACCCTGTGGGCTATGGAGAACCGTGCCAATTACCGCTGGGCTTACAGCCTGTATACATCTATGCTGTGTGAGTATCACCACAGGTATGGCAAGTGGCATGGTGCAGGTAAGCACAGCATTGCATTGTACAAGGGGCGGCATCTGCTACCCGATGGTGACGTAACACCCCACCCACAATGCTTCAGTGGACACGATGACTGCAAGACAGATGAGGACTGGCCTATCACTGCGTATCGTGCCTTTTACAAGGTAGACAAGATTAGTTTTGCTAGGTACAACAAGGGCCGTGATATGCCTACATGGATGAAAGGAGAATGATTATGCGTGACACATACAACCTAATCATGGACAGTAGGTATAATCCACTGCACCACATACCTGACAACAACACACGGCATCTAGTTATGCAGATATTGGCGTGGATGTGGTGTATTATATTCAGTATGTGGATGGGTAGCATCGTGGTGTTTGGCATCAGTGCCATAGCCCATGCCCTGCTGATTGCTGGCGTGTTTATCACGGCAGGTGTATTTGAAACAGCCAGACGCAAGCCTAACTATTTCGGTGGGCTTGGCAGAGGCAATGGAGGTGAACATGAATAGACAAGCATATAAAGAACACATTCTCGCCTTGATTGAGGAGGTGAGACAACTGGAAGCACGTATGCAACCTACCGACACAGGACACATTGCGACTGCAATTAATGTTCTCATGGGTAGGATTGAGGAACTACTGACCAAACTTGTAAAGGAGAAGTGATATGAAAAGTAAAAAGTGTAATATAAAACTAGAAGGCCATCAGATTCAACGTATGCGTAGCATCATCAATGCTATTAAAGACTTAAACGTAGCTACATCGGATAAGGCATGTATTGATTACGATACCATTCGTGAACTAGATGGTGCTGATGATTTTCTTGCTAGGCATTTCGGTTTGGTTCAGCCTTTCCACCCAGATTTGGGCACAAGCTGGTATGCAGATTATCAGTGGAATGAGGATGTAAAGGATGATTGCTGAAGCACTTGTTTGCCTAGCACTCAACGTGTACCATGAGGCCCGTGACCAGCCCTTCATTGGGCAGGTTGCGGTAGCCCAAGTGGTGATTAACCGTGTGGCTGATGACAGGTATCCTGATGACGTGTGTGGTGTGGTCATGCAGGGTCCAACATACTCATGGCGTACTGACTTCCCTGTGCGTCATCGTTGCCAGTTTAGTTGGTACTGTGATGGCAAGTCAGACAGTACACCAGATACAGAAGCCTATGAAAAGGCTTTGATGATTGCTCATGGTGTATACTATGGCAACCTAGATGACTTTGTGGAAGGTGCGACACATTACCACGCCACATACGTTCTGCCTGAGTGGGCAGAAAGCAAGACGCCTATCGTACAGATAGGTGAACACATATTTTATCGGTGGGATTAGTTGACATCATATATCTTATGTGATATAACTGCATCTTCACAAACGAAAGGAGACTAGATATGCCATTAGAATATATCCCTGAGAACCTTGACTTCAAGGTAGACTTTGAACCCACTAGAGTTAGTGACAAGAAGTATGTAATCAATCGCAACACTGGCGAACCCATTGCTATTGTTGGTAAAGACTTCACCTGTGCATCACACGGTGACTTCTTCCGTAGTGTCATGGATGCAGTGACAGAGAACCTTTCCTCACATGAGGTAGACGGTGCTAACATTGCATGGCGTGATGCCCATCACAATGGCTGGGCCATGATGGACATGACGTTGCCTAATGTGAAGGCCAAGATTACTACCCCAAAGCATGAGACTGAGATAGCACAGCGCATCATTGCATTGCATGGTGTGGACGGTACGTGTTCAAACACTGTATTGTTTGGTGCTATCGACTTCTTCTGCACCAATGGGCAGATACGTGGTGAGCATGACAAGGTACGCCGCAAGAATACCAGTGGCTTCAACCTTGACACATTCATTGACCAGCTAAATCGCAGCAAGCAGGACTTCTATGCACAGTCAGAACGCTTGCAAGGCTGGGCTAACAAGCCTCTGTATGCAGACAATGTGAAGTCTATGCTTGAGTCTCTCGACAAGGGCAAGGCCAAGCGTATGTTTGAACTGTACAATCAGGAAGTTAGTGTGCGTGGCAACAATGCGTTTGCTTTGTACTCTGCCTTCACCAACTACGCCACCTATGCTGATGAGCGTAATGGATTCAAGCTGCGTAACACTGGCAAGGATACCGATGCTGTCTCCATGTGGGAGCGTGAGGAGAAGGTATCTCGCTGGGTAGATAGCAAGCAGTTTAAGGAGTTGTTAGCGGCATGAAGCGTTATGTAGTACAGTTTGCACCTGAGTGGTGTATTGGTTGCCTATCCTATGATACATATGCTGCTTCAGAAGAGGCGGCGTTTGCTACCATAGATAGGTTATTGAAAGAGGGTATTACATCATGTGATGTAACGGCAGTAGATGTATGGGATGATGATGACCCAGCATGGGATATAGTGCAGGGCGTTACAGAGATGGGGAGTTATAGATGAAGACAGTGCAGCAACTTGTTGACAAGTATTATACATCCAATGATTACAATATGTTACGCGATAGAACTAAACAAGACTATCAATATTTCTTGCGTGTAATGTGTAAAGAATTTGGTGACGTAAAGTATGATGCGTTGACAAGTAAGCAAGCCAAACATGCGTATGAAGAGTGGGTTGCGCGGGGCATTAGCCTCGCCAACCACGTCTGTACTGTCTCATCCATCGTCTACCGCTACGCCATTGAGATGGAGTATACAAAGGTGAATCCTTTTGCCAGTGTGAAACGTAAAACAGCACCACAACGCAAAGTTGTGTGGTCAGAAGACCATGTGCGTCAATTTCTTGACACAGCATACACTGAGTTTCAGTGGCGTAGTATCGGATTGATAGTTCACATGGCTTACGAATGGTGCCAGCGTCTAGGTGACATGCGTCTATTGACGTGGGATAACCTAGACCTGCCCGAAAAGAAGCTGTATCTGGAGCAATCCAAGCGTAGGGCAGAGGTCACGTTGCCTATTGACGATGACTTACTGTCCATGCTGATACAACAACAAGAAGACTTTGGCTTTCAAACCTACGTAGCACCCCGTACAACGCCCATGGGCGGGTCTTACCACCCGTACAGTATGGAGAGGCTATCGAAAGCTGGAAGGGCTGTCATGCGTGAAGCTGGACTGCCTGACGAACTGCGACTGATGGACCTACGGCGCACAGGCACGACACAAATGGTCGAGGCTGGTGTACCTATGGGACAAATCATGTCGGTAACAGGACACAGTAACCCACAGTCAGTTAAGCCATACATGAAGAATACGTATGCCTCTGCAAATAATGCATTGACAGCACGTAAATCTCGTGATAAAAGCACTTAACTGCCACAGAGAAAGAGATATATACATGAGTAATATATATAACATTGTAAGTGAATTAGACGTGCGTAATGGGGAAACCAAGCGCATGAACTGCCCTGCCTGTAATGGGTACAAGACATTCACTGTGACCAACAACATGGGTAGTCTCATGTGGAACTGCTACAAGGTATCTTGTTCTGTATCAGGCGGCTCTCGTGTACATCTCACAGTGGACGATATCAAGCGCGGCTTTGTTGGCGTAGAGGATTTCGCTGACGACAAGTTTGAGATGCCACAGTACGTTGTGCCTCACCGTGACAAACGTGCGCTAATCATGTGGTGTGCGGAGTGGGGCATTGATGAATACGAATTGGGCCTGATGTATGACGTGAAGGAAGACCGTGTGGTGTTTCCCGTTGTACATGATGGCAAGCTAGTGGACGCTACTGGCAGGTCACTGGGTAAACGTATACCTAAGTGGAAAAGATATGGAAATAGTGGCTTGCCATATGTCTCAGGACGTGGTAAAGTCGCCGTAGTTGTTGAGGACTGTGTGAGTGCAGCCATTGTTGGTTATGGTTCCTTTGTCGGGGTTGCGCTTCTTGGTACATCTCTCCAAGATTCGCATAGAAGGTATCTTGCACAGTTCTCAACAGCAGTCATAGCATTAGACCCCGATGCCTTACCTAAGACACTTGCTATGGCGAAAGAACTACGTGGACACGTTTCGGATGTTCGCGTATTGAGGTTGGTGGATGATATAAAGTACAGAAACCCGACAGACATGGAGAAGCTAGACGCTCTCCGCAAACAGATAGGAGAATAGCCAATGGAACTTACATTGATAAGAAGCCTAATGGATAAGGAGTTCTACGATGACCACCGTGGTTCGCGTTGTCCAACACGCTTGTTCAGCAAAGATGTGCGGAAGATTAAAGAGTCTATCGACACAGCTATGGATAGGTACGAGCGTACAGTAACACCAGATGAGATTGAAGCGTTGTTCATGTCGAACAATCCTACCCTCACGACTGCCCAGAAGCAAGCCTACGCTGCATTGTTCTCCAGCATTAAGCGTGAGCAACCTATGGGCAAGGACGTAGCACAGGAAGTGCTGTCCAAGCTGTTCCAGCAAGTCATAGGTGAGGATGTTGCCAATATAGGATTTGATATGGTCAACGGTTCAGCCAGCACTCTTGAGCAGTTACGTAATCTGCTTGAGCAATACGGGGATGACTTCACACCAAACCTGAAGATTGAGTGGGATGACATTAGTATTGAAACGCTTATGGCTAAAGCTGAGTTGGAGGCTAAGTGGTCCTTCAATATCCCAAGCGTAGCCCGTAAGGTAGAAGGCGTTAGTGCTGGTCAGTTGATTGAGGTTGGCGCACGGCCCAACACTGGCAAGACTTCCTTCCACGCCAGTTTGATTGCCGCGCCGGGTGGGTTCGCATCACAGGGAGCCAAGTGTGTTATCTTGTGTAATGAGGAACCCACCCACCGTGTTGGTGCTAGATACCTCACTGCTGCTGCTGGTATGTCAGCACGTGATGTCAAGTCTAAT